ATCACTGCTGGATCTGGCATCGGAAAGTCAAGCTTCTGCAGGGAGCTTGCAACTGCACTTCTACAAGCAGGAGAACGGGTCGGTTATTTGGCTCTTGAAGAATCAAACAGGCGCACTGCTCTCGGTCTAATGTCTGCCGCAGTCGGCAAATCCCTTCACCTTGGAGTACATGACAGAGCTACCCTCACCGAAGCTTATAACAGCACTCTTGCTAACTGGAATCTCTTTCTTTTTGATGGCTTCGGCTCTTTCGACCCCGACGTTATCTACCAACGAGTGGAGTATCTTGCTCAGGGGTTAGATACCAAAGTTATTTTTTTAGATCACCTCTCCATCCTTCTCAGTGGTCTCGATGGCGACGAGCGTCGCATGATTGATACCACAATGACCAAGCTCCGCTCATTGGTTGAACGAACAGGTATCGCAATGTTCCTTGTATCCCATTTGCGGAGAACGTCTAGTGACACAAATCATGAGGAGGGTGCCCGCGTCACACTGGGACAGCTTAGAGGAAGTGCAGCAATTGCACAACTCTCTGACGCAGTTATTGCGCTTGAAAGAAACCAGCAGAGCACATCTGGAGGAAGTGATACAACTGTGCGAGTCCTCAAGAATCGCTATTCAGGCGAAGTTGGCGTCGCGTGCAAACTGATATACGACCTATCCACTTGTAAGTTCTATGAAACTGAAGCAGATGACGAGTTCGACCCAACAACAGACTTTTGAGTCCCCTCATCAGCAAGCAATGCTGACTCCCCCAAAACCCCCCACACCTGAGGCAGTACAACGAGCACAGTTCGTTGATAAGACCTACAAGTGGACTGGTAAATGAGTAACCCCATCACCCCACCGCCGGAGCTGGTGGCGAATCTTTAATAGAGATAATGCGTCCCAGGCCTTTAAGTCTGAAAGAGCAAGCATTAGCAGCTCTTGACACAGAACCAGAAGATGGTAAAGAACTAATCGTGTTTGATACAGATCAAGTCAACATTATTCGTCGCGCCTTGGAGCAACTCCATGACTGACTTCCGAGCGCTTTGCGCTGAGCTTCATGCCGCGTTCAACACATACGCTGTTGATGAGGCGCACCACGATTTGCTTGTCCGCGCCCGCGCCGCCCTGGCCCAGCCCGAGCCGCAGGGGCCGACGGATGAGGAGCCGCGCGAAATGTGGCTCAGCCTGGAATGGTTCAACGAGGGAGCAACCTTCAGGGAGTTCGCCAGCATCGTTCGCCGCTGGGGAAATCAATGACTGAACCTCTCTCCCCCGCCGCGCAGGCGGTGATGGATGCCGTCGAAGACGACTGCATACATCCCACAGACCTACACCGCATTGCCGCCGCCGCCCTGCGAGCTGCTGCCGATCAGGTGGTGTACAACCGTGTCTGTCACATGGAGTTGCGCTTACTCGCTGACGAGCTGGAGGGGAAGTGAACCTAGTCTTCGACATAGAAACTGACGGACTATACGATGATGCTACCTGCATCCACTGTCTGGGTGTCTACGATCTCGACACTAAACAGACGCTTATCTACAACGATCAGGGAGATAAGGAACCGATTACAAGAGGCTTACAGTTACTGGAAGACGCCGATCACCTTATTGGTCACAATATCGTGGGCTTTGATATTCCTGTCATACGTAAGCTCTTTCCCTGGTTCTCTCCCACTAACGATGTTGTGGATACTTTGGTCCTCAGTCGTATTTATCACGCTGACATACTGAAGATTGACCAGACTCGTAAGTGGAAGCACATGCCACTGCAGCTCTATGGTCGCCACAGTCTAGAGGCTTACGGCTATCGCCTTGGTGAGTACAAGGGATGCTTCGGTAAGACTGCTGACTGGAAGGAATGGAGTCCAGAGATGCAGGACTATATGGAGCAGGATGTCAATGTAACTAAGAAACTATGGGATCATTTCCGCAAATACCTGACTTCGTAAAGCTTGAACATGATGTCGCCCGAATCCTCACCGAACAGGAATTACATGGATGGAGTTTTGACGAAGTTGCTGCACGGGAACTTGCATCGGCTCTCTACCGAGAGTTGGACGAGCTTAAAAGAGTACTATGCAACAGGTATCCTTACGTTAAAGACCGAGAGTTTACTCCTAAACGACCTAATCGAACCACTGGATACGTGGCGGGAGCACCGCTCACAAAGCTCAAAGAGTTCAGCCCAACCAGTAGAGACCACATCGCCTGGGTGATGACCAACCTCCATGGTTGGGTACCAGACAAACAAACCAAAGCTGGCAAGACTGCCATCGATGAAACAGTCCTCAAGGACATCGGCACAGAGGAAGCTCTGCAATTCTTCCGATGCCTTGAGTTAACAAAACATCTGGGTATGTTGTCTGAGGGCAACAACGCTTGGCTCAAGCTAATTAAAAATAATCGAATCCACCACCACTGTTCGGTGGCTACAAACACATCTAGATGCGCTCACCGTAACCCCAATTTAGCCCAAGTACCGAGTGACCTTGAATTTAGAAAGCTATTCCGCGCTACTCCTGGTTATGTCATGGTTGGCGCTGATCTCGCAGGTATTGAACTTAGACTCCTCGCTCACTATTTGGCTCGATACGATGGAGGACGTTACGGAGATATTCTTCTCAACGGTGACATTCACCAAGAGAATGCCGACAAGATAGGCATCAGTAGACGCCTTGTCAAGACAGTAACTTACGCCTTCCTCTACGGAGCTGGCGATCAGAAGATAGGTTTTAGTTATGACCCCCTCCTTTCTCCATCCAATGCAAAGTCCAAAGGTGCTGAAATACGGCAAGCATATATGGATGCAATTCCTGGACTTGAGGAATTGGTTAAGGCGGTTAAGCGTAAGGCGTCCGAGTCCGGTGAGATCCGTGCTATTGACGGTCGCCGCATTCCTTGTGATGGTGCTCACAAAGCCCTGAACTACCTCTTGCAGGGTTCAGCCGCCTGCGTTGCAAAGCAATGGATGTGGACTGCTCATGTACACAACAATCTGCAGGGGCTAGAAGGTCACCAGCTGGCGTTTGTACACGATGAATTGCAATACGAGTGCACACCTGATGTAGCCAAGGATCTTAAGTTCCTCCTAGAACTAGCCGCCACAATGGCTGGTGAAGCATATAACCTCCGAGTCCCTATCGCTGCCGAAGGGAAGATCGGTTCCACCTGGGCAGATGTACACTAATGGCAACTAAATCAAAGACCAACCTTGGGCGCGTGGAGTTCATTTCACGTGCCAAGTATAAGCATACCCGTCAGGGTAATGGAAAGCGCTCACTGCCAAACCATGGTCGAAAACAACGGCGAGGTCAAGGTAAGTGAGTCTTCTGATCGACGCTGACTATATCGTCTATAAATGTTGTGCAGCTTGTGAGTCAGAGATTGACTACGGTGAAGACGTGATTGTCGTCACCAGCCGATTCTCTGAAGCCTACAACATGGCTTTACTTGAGTTGTATAACATTGCCAATAACCTAGGTTGTTTTGACGATTCTATTCTGTTCTTTTCTGATAGCAGTAACTTTCGTAAACTGCTTGATCCAACATATAAAGGACACAGAAACCGCAAGAAACCGTGTGGCTACAAAAGGGTCATCAATAAACTCAAGGAGGACTTCCCGGTTGTTGTGATGCCCAACCTAGAGGCTGATGATGCAATTGGTATCTACGCCACCAAGGAACAGGGACACATCATCTGCTCTCCAGATAAGGATATGAGGCAAATCCCTGGTGAGTTGTACGACCTAAGCAATGAAGTCACACTCATAACTGCAGAGCAAGGCTATCGCTGGCATCTTGTGCAAACAATGGCAGGCGACCAAACAGATGGCTATGCAGGGGTTCCCAGTATTGGTGTCAAGCGAGCTGAAGCTCTCCTTGACTCCAAAGGTTGCACCTGGAAAACAGTGGTAGACGCATTTGCAGAGAAAGACCTTGATGAGGATCACGCTCTACTCAATGCTCGATTAGCCAAGATACTTCAAGTAGATGATTATGATTTCACCAATCAAGAGGTCAGACTTTGGACTCCCCCCTCCGGTGCTGGAGCTGCGGATGGAGCAGCAGTTCAAGCTGAAGCAAATTGAAGACGCACTTCGACACCCCAATACACAGAAGGAAGACATTATTACTGTCTTCATGGCTCTACAGCATCAAAACTTTGTACTAGCCAACTCAGTATCTAATCTTGTCAAACATTGGCCAACAGTAACAACACAGGACCCACCTACTACAAACGCGGCAGCATTCATGTTTGGGACTTCATTCGAGACCAGCGACTGAACTTCCACCTCGGTAATGCTATCAAATACATTTGCCGAGCTGGACACAAAGACAAGAACTCTGCGGAGGAAGACCTCAAGAAAGCTATCCACTATCTTCAGAATGAACTCGATTACCACCAATCCCTACGACCTGTACGCAGCGAGAGCAAAGGAATTCCGGAAGGCGTATCAACTTCCGAGTGGATTGACGCCTACCACGCTCGCCTTGCAGCAGAATTTGATCGCTGAAGAGTTCGTAGAAGTTTGTGAAGCAACATTTGAACTGGATGGTGACGTAACAAACAAACGAGCCAGAGAGAATCTCCTCAAGGAGCTTTGTGATCTGGTCTATGTGTGCCATCAAATGGCAGCAGCATTTAATTGGGACCTGACAACTGCTTATATGCGGGTCCATGAAAGCAATATGTCCAAACTCGATGAGAACGGTCAGCCCATCCGTCGAGAGGACGGAAAGATCCTCAAAGGACCCCGATATTTCACCCCCTCTCTCATTGACCTTGTATGACCACTGAACTGATTGCCCGTACTGGTCGCGTCCAGAACTGGATTGACGACCCTAATTCTCGACTGCCTGTGTCCTGCACAGTGTTTGTCGTAGAAGACACTATGGAGGGTCCTAATGGTATTGAAGCATCGTGGCGATTTGTATCACACGCTCTTAGATATGGAGCTGGCGTTGCTGTGCATTTGTCTAAGCTGCGATCCAAGGGATCTGAAAACGGCAAAGGACTTGTTGCATCAGGTCCGGTTAGCTTTGCCAAAATCTACAGCACCCTAAACGAAATTCTACGACGCGGAGGTGTATACAAGAATGGAGCTGTTGTTTGTCATCTCGATCTTAGCCATCCCGACATCCTTGAGTTTGTTAATGCTACGCGAGCTGAACTCCCATGGATCAAGCGATGCGTCAACATCAACCGATTTTGGTGGGGAGAAGCTAGCCAAGAAGTTAAAGATGCCGTCATCGAAGGCATACGCCGAGGCGATATTTGGCTCAATAAAACAAAAGTAGACAAAGATGGAAATCGAATCCGGGGAAACGTTTGCTTGGAAGTGTACCTGCCTTCACGGGGAACCTGTCTTCTGCAACATGTCAACCTCGGTGCTTGCCAATTCGATGACATTCAACGTGCATTTGCAAACGGAATGTCAGAGCTGTGCGCCCTCCATGCACAAACAGGCGTTGCAGCTAGCGGAGAATACCTCCCTCCGGAGACGGATCGCCAGGTCGGTTTGGGAATGCTCGGACTGGCTAACCTGCTCCGTCGCCACGGTGTGACCTATAAACAGTTTGGAGAAGCCCTTGAAGCGATTAACAATCGAGAACCGCTTCATCGCAGTCCTGCCTCTGAACTGGCCCTAGAGCTGCAGCTTGGCATTGAAGCAGCTGCACAGATTGCCAAGGCCAACAAGATGGAGCGAGCCTTTGCTATCGCACCTACAGCGAGCTGCAGCTACCGCTACACAGACTTGGGTGGGTACACCACCTGTCCTGAGATCGCTCCCCCAATTGCACGTCATGTAGACCGCGATAGTGGCACCTTTGGTGTTCAGTCCTTTGACTATGGTCCGGTAGAGATCGCATCAGAGGTTGGTTGGGATGACTATTTCAAAGTTGCTAACGGCATCGTCAAGATGCTTGACCGTACGGGACTTCTTCACGGTTATAGCTTCAATAGTTGGTCTGATGTGATCACCTATGACGAAGCGTTTATTGAAGAGTGGTTGGATTCACCCCAGACCTCCCTTTACTACTCGCTCCAAGTCATGGGAGACACTCAGGATAAGTCCAGCGCATATGCTGCATTGGATGAGGATGAGGTCAGTGATTACTTGGAGTCGCTTCTAAACGATAACCCTGCTCCAGATTGTAATTGCGGCGAATGAACCCCTATCAGAAACTTTTAAATCGTAAGCGGAAGTGGTCTCCGGTACAGACCACAGCTGGGAAGCTTGCTGAGGGTGCGGAGGAAACAATCTTCCGTGCTCTTGCTATCCGACACATGGAACTACCTGTTGGTGAATTTATCGAAGAGGCACTTAGAAATGAAGTTCCAAGCGCATCACACGATTTGCTCCGATCTAACATCAAAGACGAAGAAAACCACGACCTGGCTCTCGGTTACATTGCCAACGCGCTTGGCACTGATCCTAAAGCGGAAGCAGAAGCCCTCCGACTTAGAGCTGCTTGGGAAGCGCATCCTGATCACACGATCCTTAAAGCCTTGGTGGCTGAGCGTGCAATTTTCTTCGTACTACTGCCATTCTTTCGCTTTAATGGTGACGCTGGTCTCCGAACAGTAAGTGCTGATATTAGTCGTGACGAACAAGTACACGTTGCTACCAATAGCCTTGTTTGTAGTGAGTTGGGGCTTAGTTTCTCTCCTTCTCTTGATAAACTGCGTAAGGCAACTATCGCTTGGGTCCTAGAGCCACTAGGTAGAAATACTCAGTCAAAATATTTGGACAAAAAATTTTGGCTGGATGCGAGCGATAACCTGATGTATCAGGGAAAGGCACCTGAACTTTCTGAGACAAAGCGAGCACGGATGCCTGCCTTTTTTGAACATGCGAACCCCAATCTCCCTCAATACGCTTGAGACATTTGGTCTCTCCGTAAAGAGTGTCCTCCAAGAACTGGAGGAGAACTTTCCACCTGTTAATCCCCACCCGGATGAGACTCTTTCACAAATAATGTACCGCTCCGGCCAACGTTCTGTGGTCGAGTGGATCAATCACCGACTCACAGAAGACGATGCCAGCTAACAATCGCGCACAAAGACAAGAGGCTAAGACGCAAGCCCGGACCGCTGCTAGTCAGGGTACATACTCACGGGCTAACACGCAAGCAATGCGTAGTGCTGGAGTAAACCGTAATGTTATTAACAGTATTCGTAGCAGTGCTCCTGTAGCCATTGGTACGACCACTGGGAACAGCAACTACGGAGGAACAACCACTAGCTACACAAGTCCAAGCGGTCAACCGATGTCCGCTGCACAAGTAGCTAACGCCACACGTCCTTCCTATGATAACATTAAGAATATCAAAGAAGGTTTGGCACTTGGAGGCAACCAATACCTGAGTGCCAAAGAGGCGATGCAAATCTCCAAGGCTACAGGTAAAGACTACGACAAGGTTCTGCAAAAGGGTATGGACAAAGGGATGTCCATCAGTGGTGGAGCTATCCGTCGATCCAATCAAGCCTATGGCTCGTCCCGTGCTGGGATTTGGAGTTCAATGGCGGGTGATGTGTTCGGAAAAGACTTTGCAAGTAAGGCCTTCCCCGATGCCTTGGGGATGTTCCGCAACCAGAAGCCAGGAAATAAGCAAGCCTTCAGTGGTTCTACTGTTCAGATGGATGGACAAACCCTTCCTGTGTGGTCACCGAAGACTAAAGGAACAACCAATCCTCTAACAATTAAAGATACCAAAACGGATTCAACGCCTGACCCAGCACCTACACCAGATCAAGAACTTACACCAGATCAAGCACCTACTCCGACACCGGAACCTGTCCTTCCTGAACAACCACTAGGCCCTGGTGGGCTGCTCGGTGGTGATGGTGGTGGCAGAAGCGCCACTGGTCTTAGCAGGAAAAAGAGTCGCCAACAATCCCTTCGTATCCGGGGTGGAGGTACAAACCTGTTCAACCGGACCAACCCATATCAAGCTGCACTTAATTCGTAATGTCCGCTAAAACACGTTACGACTATTTAGCAAGCGATCGTTCCCAGTTTCTAAACGTAGCAAGACAAGCCGCTGACCTGACTCTTCCTTATCTCAACCGAGGTGAAGAAGAATTTGTCAAAGGCGCACGACATCTACCTACACCATGGCAAAGCGTTGGTGCAAAGGGAGTAGTCACTCTGGCATCCAAGTTGATGTTAGCTCTACTGCCCCCTCAAACCAGCTTCTTTAAACTGCAGTTAGATGACAACGCATTGGGTCAAGACTTCCCACCCGAAGTCAGATCTGAGTTGGATCTTTCCTTTGCGAAGATCGAGCGTACTATCCTTGAGTCTATTGCCGCTTCCAGTGATCGTGTCGTAGTACACCAAGCACTGAAGCACCTCGTAGTCGCAGGTAATGCTCTGATCTTCATGGGAGAGAAGCAGCTCAAGCTGTATCCCTTGAATCGCTACGTTGTTGAACGAGACGGCAACGGCAATGTGCTAGAAATAGTCACGAAAGAACGTATCTCCAAGAAGCTACTCTATAAAGTCCTACCTCAGGCTGTTCCCAATAACGTAGCGGGGACAGAAGCTGAAAGGAATGACGAGTGCGACATCTATACTCATGTTCGGCTAGACAACAATCGTTTTGTTTGGCATCAAGAGTATGAAGATAAGATCATCCCAGGTTCCATGGGTAAGGCTCCAGTGGATGCCAACCCTTGGCTTGTACTCAGGTTCAACACAGTTGATGGTGAAGTCTATGGTCGTGGTCGGGTAGAAGAATTCATTGGTGATCA